TTGGTATAAATGGAGTGGTGGTTGTTGTAGTTGTAGGAATCACTTTATTAATTTCTCCAACAAATGCTTGAAATGTAGCTTCTCCATTTACAGAATCACAACATCCATTAAGTCCTGAATAGAAGAAATTATTTTCTGCTATATAGAAGTTAGGAATGTAACTATGGAAAGAAATCCAAGATTTAGTATTGAAATTAAATGACATAGTCCAAGACTTGTTACAGAAGAACTCTGGATCATCTAAATAAACTTGATCTCTTAACACTAAACCATTAATTACATTTTCTAAATAAAACTCTTTGGTTACATTATCATACTTGATGTCTTTATCTAAAGGAATATAATCTAGTTTCGTAATAATAACTCTATCAAACTTACTATCATACACTCCGTGTAAACCAATACCATTGAAGTTGTTATCAATATTTACATCTGGAAAGTAACGTAAAATTTCAAATGATAAATGGTCTGTCATGAATCTATTTACACCAGAACCAAATGCTGTTAAATCTACAGCCTCTGTTCCTGATATAAGAAATATCTGCCCACGTTTAGCATCAACAGTTACTTGTCCTTGAGGAATCTTTAATAAGAACTTATTCTGTGTTCCTACATACCCAAGATCTGTTTCAGCAAAATCAATTGGAGGAGCACTAAACATATTAGGATTACCTACATAAGCTGCTTGTGGATTACTTGTATCAATAGTCAACAAGTTGTTATACATTAATGACTTGTTTTCAAATCTAGCTAATATAGCTCTATTCTGAATACCATCTAATGATATAAGGTTTCCATAGTTTTGTGGAAAATCATAGTATGAAAGAGCTCTGTATATCAACCAGTTATTAACTGTATTGTTTTCATCTGTAAACTGCTTCTCAGAATAGATAGTTCTAAATGGAAAAAATGTAGCACATTCAGATTGCCAATCATCAGGAAGGTTTGTAAATGAATTTTCTTTATTTTGTTTTGAGAACGTTACATTATAATAATATGTATTGTCTTGTTCAATAGGAACAAAAGATTGCTGTACCCAATCATCAGGAATACCTGTTGATACATGTGGCCAAAAATCACCTTCTCTATTATTAAATGCTTGTCTAAGGTCTAAGTTATATGAACTCTCACAATAGAAACTAGGTACACCATATGCAAACATGTAGAAATAACCATCATAGTAAGTTAATTCACTTGGAGAATTAGCACTAGTGTATTCTTCTGTAGCATTAGGACAATCAAAGTTATTTGCTTTGTGTGAAATAAGATTCACCATTACACTACTAACTGAAGAAACATTTGATAATATACTTCTTGCAGAATGCCAATATTTTGGATATGCAATATTTCCTATAGCATCATAGAATACATCTGAGTCATCAGGAGCATTCACTCTATTCTCTAAAAAGAAAGGAAGTTTAGTTTTGAATGCAAATCTAGAGATGAATGTATCTCCTCCAAATATAGTTTGTTTTACAGGAATACTAGGAGAAAAAATAACTTGAAATCCTGTATCCACTTTAGTATAAGAGTATATTTGACCCCATTGAGCTAGTGAAATATTTTTTAATGATCCATAGTAAGAAACAACATTTATATCTTGTTCTCTCTGTGGTGTAGAACATGATCTAGTCTCTCCTATTGTAAATCTAGAATAGTCTTCAATTAAAGAGTTTCCAAGATACATCAAAGAGTCAGTTTTACTAGGGAATGGTAATTCTGTATTTGTTTTTAAGTAAACAGAAGTTTCTCTGTTAAAGTTATTTATGTTATTATCATCTCCAACATTTTGTACACCAGGAATTAAATATCTTTTTATATCAAGATTTCTTTGTTTGATTCCTAAGTTGTTATCAATATCAGAGGAGTATCCATATGTTGCAACAGAGTTGAATGAGTATGCATAATTCTTTCTAGTTATACCATTAGCATATATTTCCAAATAAGCTTGATATGCAGCAAATATTGCACTTACATTACTACCTCCTATAGAAACTGAACTTTGAAAAGCAACGTTTTGTACTTCTTTAGTGATAAGTCTATATTTAGCATTGTCTCTCACTTCAACAAAATGCGCTCTACCACCACCATACATCACATTCTCAAGTTTTAATATCTCACCTAAGAATGGTTGTCCAAATGATGTTTCAGGAGAATTAAATACTTGTCTTAATTGATCTTTAAAATCAGGAAGTGGTGTTTCATCTTTACAATCTTCATATCTAACTTCACCAATTTTTCTACGGTTCCATCTTTTACCATCAATTTTACTAGGAGAAGTTCCTTCTAAGACTTGTATCTCATAACTAGATCCACCAAACAATCCACCTGACACCCATTGAGTAGTGTATCCACTAACAGGATCTTGCCAAGCTGCTCTAAAACCAGCTCTACTTCCTTCTGTTTCTATTTTCCAAACATCATAGTTGGCATAAGAAACATAAGCTGTACAATTATCTTCAGGTAAACCAAATGGAGGAGGCACATAATAAATTACAGGACCACCAGAAGTTTGTAATCTTTTATTAAATACTCCTTCTCCAAGAATTGTAGGTTTTGTAATAGAACAAACTCTATGTGGATTCTTTGAAGTTGAAAGAGTGTAAAACTTTTGAAAAGCTTCTTTATTAGTATTACAATCTGTATATCTAATTTCTAGATAAGGATTACCAAGTTCATCAACTTTATTAAATTTTAATACAACTATCTCAAATGGTTCACATAGTTGTGTGTAAGCATTGTTATTTGCTAAAAGAAAAGCATCTGAGTTAAGATCGTTGTATGGATAGTTTGGATAGTAAAAAGTTTCCTCTTCTTTAACGTAGCTTCCTACATTACGAAGAATTCCTTTAGCTACAATAGATCTATTGGTACTTCTATCACCACGAACAATTTTATATCCTATAACATCATCTTTCTGTTCATCTGTTAAGTTAGATGATCTTACAAGGTTTATTATTTGCTCATTGTCTATTCTTACACCAATTGGATATACAGCACTGCTAAGTTGCATTTCCACATTGTACTTATCTGCAACAATTTGTGGAGTGGCACTTTCAAATATTGGAGAAACTAAAACATCAGGAAACTTATGATGTCTAATTGGTTTATCTGCAAGATCTCCCCACACTGCAGTGTCACAAGGATACTTCTCTATTGATTCCCAATAAGCAAACTCACCATATTGATAAGGTCCTTTATAATCAGAACTTGGAGAAAAATTTGGATGTGTTCCTGTTACAGATCCTGTATTGTATATTTTCCAATAAGGAGCCTGTGTACCATTACCAATAAAGTCTGGGTTATCACTAAATATTACAGGCTTACCAATTTCATTAAAGTTTTGTATTCTTCCAGGAATATGAAAGCCATCAGTTTGTTTTCCATTCTTTAATAAGAATACAATCTCAAATGCATATACCTCATCACGTAGATATCCACGCAAGTTAGTAGCATTTAATTCATCTGCATAGTTTTCAGTAGGAGGTATTCTCCAAGTTTCCCATTGAAGAGTTATTTGATTAGCTATATTTTGATAGTTAATTCTATCAATAGATGTTAATTGATCCCATACTAAAATATCTTGAACCACTGTAACATCCTGTGCAATGTCATAATAAGGAAACTTTTCAAAGATGTCAGCTATTGCTAAGCTAATGTTAGTTTTATTTTGACCTGTATATGTAATTTGTGTTGTGGAATTGTTTATAAAATAAGTACCAATCAATTCTACAGAAGCTACATTATTTATAGTTTTTATCACTGCAAGATTGAAATATTCATACTTGCCTGTAACATCAATATTACTAACATTTACCACTATTGATTTACCAACAGGGTAATTAAAGTTTACAGATGTAATGTTTTCATCAGCAATAGGAGTTGGGTTTGTTACTGAATAATAAGATGTATAAGCATTGCTCTGTGCATCTGAATATTGTATAGCAAACTGATAAGTCCCTGCTGTAAGATCTCCTCCAGAAACAACATCTATTATCTCCAACTGAGGAATATTAAAATTAGGTTGTATCTTTAGTTTGTTACAATCTAATTGATCTAATACAAGTACACTACAAGAGTTAGGAAGAATCTCTGTAACATATGGAATATTATCAATATCCATATATCTTCTAGGATTAAGTCCATCTGTCCAATATACTTCTGTAGAGCAGTTTGTAATTCTATGTACAGCTTTGTGAATTGGATAGTTTATATTAAAGTTTAAGCAGTCAGCATTTACAAGTGTTCTGTAAATACAATCTGCATTAATCATTTGTCCAATTTCACTTTGTCCTGTAATAGAGTTTGCTAAAAAGAATATATATTTATTTTTCTCTTGAATGAAATGACTACCTATTAAAGAATATCCATCAGGAAAACTAACACATAATTCATTTCCTGGTTCATTCTGATAGTTTACAGAACTAGCGTCAAAGTTTTCAACAGCAGCATTTAATGCATATGTAAGAATACCTGGCTTAACCTGATTAACAGATTGATCCATGTTAAGTCCTAGATTAGCACTATTAAACTCATGTCTAATGTTTCCTTGTTCTTTTTCTTCAGCCATAATGATTAATTATTACGTCTTCTACCATATCTGTTAGTACGGTTAGGAAGCTCATACATGTTGAATCTATTAAGATCGTTTTTAATTCTTCTTTGTTTTTCCCAAGGACTTTGTTTCTTCATTTCAATCTCAGCCATGATATAAGATTCTTCATAAGCTTGCTTATGATACATCATCTTTTGTTGTAACTGATTAAATGTTTCATCATTGGTTTGGTTTGTAAGCATTTCAAATATCTTAAACTTGATGAATGCTTCTACATATTCTCTGATACGATAGTTATCTGGAATCATCTGATTACCTATCTCATCATATTCTGTAGCATAGAATAACAAGTGAACAACACCATTTCTGAAATTAGTTACAAACTTATTATCTCTAATGTCAAATGAATCATAACTAGCAGCTCCAGGAGTGAATTCATGAATAGGAGGAGCTTCAGCATAGAAGTCCCAAGCATTTGTATATTCCACTCCACAGTTTTGTTTTGCAGATATGTTCCCAGGCTTAAGTAAATACTCGTGAGTATATCCTCTAGCTACAGTGTTATTTGTTTTATATACAGCTTGCACAAGCTCTGGCATACATGTACCATTACATGCTGGATCTTGACATCCAGGTCTATTACAAGGAGTTCCTGCAATAGTTAATGGAGCCACTTGAATAGTTGTTGCATTAGCTGCTTGCGAATAGAATGAATTAGCTGATTGATATGGATAACCAGCAACTTGTGTACACATCCAAGCTTCTCTCACTGCATAAAAGTTATCAGGGAGCCTTGCTTGAAAATCTTCTATAAATAAGATTTCTTCACTAATTACAAATGTTGTTCTACCTAACTTCTTTAAAGCTTTGTCTAAGTAAGTAGGAAATAAAAGATCATCCACTGCACCAGTATCAAAATAGGATTTTAATTCCTCTTTAACAGTTGCGTAGACAGGCTCTGGGGATACGAAATTATATTTATAGTAGTACGACATAATTTATTTTTTCCATTCGTTATAGATATATTGATACTTGTCGTTGGTCTTTAAGTAATGTGATAATAATCTTGATGTAAGTCTAGAAGGTTTGAAATACCAGAAACTAGAGTTTTTAAAACGTGCTGTAGGTTTAAACCACATCCATCCAAAAAAATATCCTTCTGTGTGGTAATTAAAATTATAGATCACCTTTCCTTTCTCTCTTGTCTTTTGCCAATCAATTGGTAGGTTTACAAACTCTTTACCATCTACACTGTTCTTTAACTTTCTTCTCTTCTTTTTGTTGATTGAAAACTCTCCAAAACCATAAGGTAGCTTTGCTTTCTCACCTGTTTCTAAAATGTACTCTTTAAAGAATTCATTGTAAGTATACACAATGTTTCTCCATTCATCATACGAAAGTTTTATAGAAGGATGTTTTTTACAAAACTGAGTATAGTTTTCTTTACTAGAGCTTCTCCAATCAACCTTTGTTCTCATTAATTAGTTGGTTTTGAGTTTGGTGCTTGTCCATCTATTCCTTCTGAACTAGTATCTGTTTTAAGATTGAAATATGTAGATAGAAGTTTTTGAGACGTAAGTTGTAATGCTTGTTGTTCTAAATATCCAGGAAGAGGAAACTCTTTGTCTAATGGATTCATACACAATTGTTCAAGTGTATATTCTGGAGTTCCGCATCCACATTCTGGATACATGATTTCATTCTCCACATCTTCTTCAAATAAAGCTACAAATCTAATTGCTTTAAGTAAAGGATTGTTTACATATAAATACCCATTAGATATCCAATAGTATTCTTCTTTCTTGATTATAGGAAGCTTTAAAAGATTTATGTATCTGTTGATAGTTATTTCTTTTAATTTTTTTCCTTGACCACTCATTGCATTAATAGAATAAACTCCTTGTATTACATATTGGTAATTACCTTCTGATATACGTGGGAGTTTAAGTTTTGTTCTAGCAACTGTACAATCATCTACATAGTTACAACATTCAGAGATAGGTACTTCTATCATTTCTAAACAAGGAATAGTAGTGAATAGTGTATCAGTGGCCCAAAGTTTTCTTAGATTGGTTTCTCTTTTAATTAGCATTAATGCGTTGTTTCTTATCTCAGATGCAATTGCTCTATCTGTAATAAGACTGTCTGTAGAAAGTATCTTGTGGACACTTCTAACATCGGATACTAATTTTCTTAATGTTGCCATAATTATATTCGAGTTTCAAACTCTGCTATTTTACCTAGATTACGATCATAAACTAGAGCGAGAGCTGCACGTACAGAATGTACGAAGTTATTATCTAAGTGCCATCTATCAGTTCCTGAAAGACTAGGCATTTGTTGTATTCTTACACCTTTGACTTCTTTAGCCATATAGTGGTGTTTATCTCCTGTATGTACCTCTCTATAAACAGCATCACCAAACTGGTGACTATATTTTGGATGTGTTGCAAACAATAAAGGTAAGTCTTCTAACTTACAATTACCATGGTGCCAACCAATAAATGTATTTCCTAATGTCAATCCTTTAATAACACTGTGTTCTCTTATAAACTCTACATCTAATTCATCTTTAAAGAATATATCTAATGCGTGTGCTAAGTAGAAAGATTTAGTTCTGTCATGATTTCCTTGTACGAGAACAACAGTTACATTGTTACAATGTTGTCTCAACATATTAATTGTATCTACAAGAATAGCAAATCCTAATTCATACTCATCAGCATAATCCATTATAGTATCTTGTGGAGTACCGTTTGTAGTTTGATGTTGATAGTTATCAGTATGGAAGTAATCATTCGATATAGGAAGAACAACAGTGTTTATATTGTAATTAGCTTCAACTTTTTCAATCAAAGACTGAGCCACATTAACATACCTTAAAGCTCGTGTTGTTAAGTCATTATCACCATCTACTGTTTTCTTAGCTAAGTGATAATCAGATATTGATATTTCTATATCTACATGATCTTTACTATTAGTATGATCTACTTTAGTAATTGATACATTATTTGGTTTGTAGTTTTCTAAAAACTTAGCAAAGTCTTCAGGAGAGTAATCTTTTGCTTCTTTTCTTTTTGAAAAGATTGAGGAAGTAAACTTTCCACTTGGTAACATCTTAGACCAGTAGTTTGTAATTACATACTTGTCTAGATTTATCTTATGTAGCTTAGCTAGTTCAATATCATCTTTAGGTTCAAAGTCTGTAACTATTGTACTTTCTATTGTACCTTTCTCAACATTTACTTTGCGTTCCCCTGTGTAGTTTGTTAGTACAGTTTGTATATCCTTTTCTCTAAGTTCTCTCATGAGCTCATTGACCTCAAATTCACTTATTCCTAGTTTTTCAGCATAGAATTTTTTACTTTTCTTCTGACTTAATAACTCTTCTAATCGATGTAACAAGCTTTGATTTTCAGACATATGTACTCATATTAGTTAAAAAATATTGTAAAGATAAACAATTGTTTTTATATATTCCAAATAATTTTAGTTAGAGACTTAATTATTTATAATTAAAATAGTTATAAAACAAAAACTCCTAGCGATAAATATCACTAGGAGAAATCTTGTAAAACCAACAAAACAAGATTTTTTTATTGTTTTAAATAGGTATTGTAGTAGTTGTAGTTGTTGTTGGTGCAACTGTCGTAGTAGTAGTGGTAGTTGGTGCAATTGTTGTTGTGGTTGTAGTAGTTGGTAATACAATATCTACGTAATTTAAACACACACCATCTGACTTCACTCTAATAGTTGTTGTGTAATCAGGAACTAGTGCAGAAGAATATCCTGCTAATAAAGCAGATTTAGATACTCCTGTTTCAAAAGCTGCTACATACCCATCTAAATTTGAATACAAATCAAATGGACCTGAATCAGTTCCTGCTGTTGTTAATGTTATTAATACTGTCATATGTTATTGATTTTATATTATAAGCAAAGACTTGCTGGTCCTGTAATAAATCCACTTGCATTTATTGGGAAACTTGCTGAGTTAACATCTCCAAGTTTTTGTAAATGCCAATATACGTTTGATCCATTAAATGGAGTAGTTCCACCTGAATCTGTAAACACTCTTACGTAATCTCCTTCTATCCAAACTGTATCAGTTAACGGTAGAAGACATGCATTAGTAAAGTCAGAAGTATCTGATATCAACCCTTCATATAAAACATAAGCTTCTGTTGTTGTAGTGGTTGTTGTACTAGATGTGCTTGTAGATGTTGTTGTGCTAGTAGATGACGTACTTGTAGTAGTTGATGTTGAACTACTAGTTGTAGTTGTTGTAGGAGTAGCAGTTGTAGTTGTCGTGGTTGTACTTGAACTACTAGTAGTAGTGGTTGTTGTGCTAGAACTACTTGTAGTAGTTGTTGTTGGAACAACTGTAGTTGTGGTAGTTGTTGTTGGTACCACAGTAGTAGTTGTAGTAGTTGTTGGACAACATATATTTAACTGGTTATTTATATTAAGAATGTCTTCTGTAATCATCATTACATCTTCAGTGATGTTTGTTACATCTTCTGTAAGTGTAGCTACATCACTTGCAATGTTACATATAATAGCATCAAACTTAGCAAGGATAGCATTTAATCCATCACATGTATCTACATCTGTACAAGGAAGTGGAGTACCATCATACGTGATAGTACTCGTTCCATGTATTGTTGTATTATTTACTTGAGAGCAACTCATGTTATACTAGGCTTAAGTTGTTGTTGTGGTAGTTGTTGTAGGAACACATGTACCATCAACTAAACAATCAGTTAATAAATTAATCACTTCACTATCTACTACAGGAGTATCAGGTACATCATCTTTCCAATAAGATAATGTTATAGAAGAAATCAAATTTGTTTTTAAACAATAGAAATGAGATCCTGCTGTTGTAAATTCTTGTGGATCAATATTTTCTCCTTCACAAGTTATTTCTTTTGGAGCATACATAAGTATACGACCATTGTAATATGAAATCGAATTTCCTGTAGCATCATCTAAATCAGTTTGACTAATTACAATTTCTGTACAATCACAACTTTTTACTGTAGTAGTGGTTGTTGTTGTAGATGAAGTAGAAGTAGTAGTTGTACTAGATGTTGATGATGATGTAGTAGTAGTTGTTGGTCCTGATGGACATTCTCCAGCAATACAATTTTCACCAATTGAAATAGTTACAAGAGGATCACTTCCTAATCCACAACATCCACAATATTGTAAAGTTTGATTTGGAAGAATAGTTATTGGTCCATTTAGAATACCTTCACAATCTTTATAAGTTATAATATGACTAACAACATCTTCATTATGGAATATAAGACATTCACAAGGAGAAGCAGTAGTTGTGCTTGTTGTTGTAGGTGCTGCAGTAGTACTACTAGTTGTAGTTGTAGTTCCACAAGGACCATTTGGCACAACAAGAACTGTACCTGGTACAATTAGTTCACTATCTGTGACAACACAAATATTTGTATCTCCTGGCATTAATACTATAGCTTCTTGTTCATCTGAATAACAATCAGTAATAATTATAGCAACTGGTTCATCTGATGTATTAGTTAATGAGAAACTTTCACAAATAACAGGTGCAATAGTAGTTGTTGTTGTAGTTGTAACATTACAACAAACATCTAATGCATTCTGTATAACAATTACCTCATTATTTATAGTAATTATTTGAGTAGTAATATTTTCAACTTGAATACTTAATGCATTGATCTGTGTTAACAAGTTACATATAATCTCATCAATCTTCTGTAAAATTACATTAAGTGTATCACAGGGTTCAGCTGTTGTACAAGTTAATGCAGGACCATCATATACAATAGTGCTAGAAGCAGTTAAATGAGTATTGCATGGATCATTGTTATTACAACCACTATTAGTGATTGTAGAACTACATCCACAAGGAGTATTTAAAACTACATCTGTGCAACAGGGATTTACTGGTAAATATGGATATGCCATTTTGATAATTTATTAAGGTATATAAATGATATAATAACATCCTCTAGAAGGCTGTATATTCGCATGACCTAATCCTCCTCCTGTTGAACCATTTGATACAGCCACACCTACATCTATAGTAACATCGTTTGTTTTACCAAGGTTTGCAGTTGTATCTGATGCAGATCTTAAGGAATACCCTAAGTTTCCTCCAGAAGAATATCCTGAATCAATTGGATCATCTACATTTAAAGGAACAGCTGTTCCATCAGACACAGTTAAATGTGAATGAGTTGCTGGAGTGACAGTTGCTACTGCTGTAGCAATATGTGTATGTGCAGGTATTTGAGTTGATGATAAAAATACTTCATTAGCTCCAACTTCAGTTGTTATTGTATAATTAGGATTTGCAGGATTTGCAGGATCAACTTCTGGATCCAATGGTCCACCAAACATTCCTGTTGTTACACCTACAAGAGTTCTACCTCTTAAATCTGGAGTTCCATTTTGACCATTACATAAATAAATCTTAGCCCAGTCTCCTGTACCAGCTCCTGTACCATTAAAATAACTCAATGGTCCAAAATAAGGAACTGCTGAATAAGGAACCATTTTATTACTAACTAATGTAGAAGAACTTATACTATTTAAATAAGCTTGAATATAAGAATTTATATTTGCAATGCTTACATAGTTTGTAGAAACATTTAAAGCTAACGCTGTTAAATCAATCTGTACTTGACACAGTTTAGTAATTACAGCTTGTACAATAGCATGTGTATCTGAAGATGCCGTAACACCTGTCAAACACCCAATTGTATAATCAGCATTCAATACAGCAATATCAGCTACAACAGCATCTACTTGTTCTTGAAGATCACAAGCAGCTTCTATAAGAGCTTTTGATATATCTACAATAGAAAGATCTTTACATGTAGGAAGATACTTATTTACAAGAGTACATACCACTGTATCTCCAAGATCAATCTTCACTCCTGTACCATCTAGTGTAGATGTAAGGAATGTAATTAATGCTTGTTCTACATAAGATAAAGAATCTCCTGTTTTAATTCCTAGAACAGGAACATCTATTCCTGTATATTTAATACATCTGTCAGAGACAATCTCTGTACATCCGTTATAACAATTTGAGCAATTGGACATATTATTAATTTTTAAAAGATTTAAGCTATTGTTGTTGATGTGGTTGTTGTTAAAGTATTTGGGACAATTGTAATATCACAAGGATCTTCTAAACAACGTTCTAATTCATTACATTTACTTACACAACCTAATGTAAGACGAATCACTCTACTAGCTATCATTTGAACAGAGTAGCTAGATACGTAATCAGGATTACAATATTTATGAGTTAATATTCTTCTATATGTTATCAATTGAAGTATGTCACCAGCAGGTATAGGTTGGTTCAACATATATGAAATATTGTTGTACAAACCATTACCAAGCTCTGCCAACTTGCAATCTATTTTTTTAAGTAAAGAAGGAATGTTTGCACATTCTGGACAATTTGTTAGTCTTGGTGATAACATAATAGCGATTTTTATTTATTTACTTGAGCAGCGCATGTGCCACATAACCCATTGGTTAATTGACAACCGCACCCCACTTTAGCTCCACAGCCTGAACATTGTGCCATAATTAATAAAAGTTTATTAGGTAGTTGTTACCAGAACAACCACAATTGGTTTTTAAAAATGCATTTAACATACTATCTGCCTGAGCATATAATGTGTTTGATTCATATTCTGCGCAGTTATTAGCTGCTGCAATAGCTCCTTGAATAAAGAAGTTTATGGTATTTAATTGTACGCTAGATTGAGTTTTAAGAGCTCTGTCGCATTCCATCATATTTAATTGAAGGAAAGCGTTATCAAACTTCTCTTGAAGTCTATCAACACGTAATATTGTTTTCTCTACATAGTTTGCATATGCAGGAGCAACTGAATATTTAATTCTATACACTCCATCAGGAAGAGGTTGATTACAACCTACATCCGTTATCCCTAAATTAGATGATGTAAATACATTGGTTTCATTAGGAACGAATGGTAATATTTTGGTTCCAAATCCTGGAATATCAATCTCAATAGATGGTGCTGAAACCACTGGAGGATTTGTAGGATATACAGACGCATCTGTAACACCAAGTGTAAGTACACTATAAGTAGGAACTACTAATATATCTAATTGTAAGTTTGCCATGTTGTTTTTTAAATAAATATGCCAGAGGATGTGAGTTATCCTCTATCCCCTGGCATAGGTTATTATTAATTTACTCTTCTTTTATTCTTAAGGAATAAGAGTAGAAGTAGAAGTAGTTGTTGTTGCAGGAGCACTAGATGTAGTAGTTGTAGTAGTGATACATTCACCATCATCTACAACAGCACCTAAAGCACCTACTAAGATAGCTTCGAACTCATCTGTAAGATCATTTCCACCTTGAGGAACAGCAATAATCACTGTAGAATCTTCCATGATGTAATCACCCCATTGGTACTCAGATCTGTTATACTCGTTGAATTTGATATAGAAAGTGTTATAAGTAGCACCATCAGATACCCAAGACTCAAAGTTCTCATTGTATCCATTCATTCTATATAAATGTTTCAAGTAACCAGCTTGGTAGCTATAGAAGTTTTTCTCTAATTGAGCAATTTCTGCAGATGTACCAGAAGCATAAGAAGCACGTTGAGTAACAATTGGTTGAGCAACAAAGTTACAAGCATCTGCTACGATAAAGTCAGCAGTAGTAGCTGGACCAGCGTATACAAATGTTCTAAACCACATTCTGTCATATTCAAATGGGAACGCTGCGATATCACAAGGTTGTCCATATTTAGTTAATGGTTTTCCTGTAATACGTAAGATAGTTCCACCTACATTTTCAAATGTATAGAATGTAGAGAAAGAAATGTTGTCAGGGTTGTTTCCTGGAGCTTTTAATTCTAATTGATAGATTAAATCGTTGATGATAGTATTAGTACTTACATCAGCACATGGGTTAGCATCACAATCACAACATGGAGCTTGAACAGTTACTGAACGAGTGAAACCATTGAAATACAATGTATCAATGTAAGAAGAGTGAGCACGTAAAGTTAACGTGATAACTTCTCCACACTGTACAGTGAAATCAGTTACATCAGTAATTTGATTAGCAGCAGTTGGACATCCAGTAACTTTGTACCATTCAGTTACATTAGAATTTTTTGTTGAAATTGTTTGAGCATTACCTGTCAATGCAGTTGTTTGAACTCCAATCTTGTCAGATCTTTTAGATCCTTGAAGATAAGTGTTTGTTCTACCTTGTGCAATGTAAAAATACGGAGCAGCTTTAATAGTGGTAGCATCTACAGTAGCATACACATTGTTAAAGATTCCCACAATACCTGGAGCCAGGTCTTGTGTTGAGCCAGAGCTAGGGACAGCAGTTTGCCCTACTGGAACCACGAATAACGTGGTTAATGAAAAATCAGCCATTTTTATTTATTTTAAATGTTAATAAAGTTTATTCGTTTGTTTGTATTCTGAACTGAGCACTCTGCGCTGCAGAAGCATTTTCAGTATACATTGCTAGATTTTGTACTGTAAGATCTAACAGCTCATCTTCTAGATATAATTCAAGTTCACAATCTTGATCAAATGATGGAGTCCCATCTAACATTATGTATCCTGTCTTATTTATATATTGAGGATATCTCATGTACATTATGTAAACTTTTGTTGGAGTGAAAGTACCATCTGTAAAGTAACTTATCTCATCCGATGATAAAGAGTTGAATGTTTCTTGATATTCAAAACTTGGTTTATAATGATCATTGTTCATAATAAACTGAAGATCACCATGTTTAGCAAGATCTCGATTAATCCAAATCTTTCTATCCTTACATCTTCCTTTATCTGCTAAAATATATGAATCTACATAGAACATATATTTTGGTTCAAGTTCGTGCACATACGTACACCATTGATTTAATTCGGGATTCTTTAGTGTAAGATCTAAAGGCTGATGATTATAATTCATTATAAGACTTTGTAAGTCCTCATAACGTTTCTTAAACGAGTCCATCCCTAATCCACTAGTAACACTAAGACCATCAACTTTTTGCTTTATCAACTTAATCTGAGCCTCATTCAAAGCTAAGATCTTGTCTTCTAACTGAATCTGTTGGTGCTCATTAGTTGATAGTTTATTTAGTTTCTGATCGATCTTATATAATAAACTATCTACTGGTATCATATTCTTTTATATTTTTAAAACTAGCTCCTTAAACAGAAGCTAGTTTTTTAGTTTTTAATTTGCCTTCTAATGTCAATAACTCATCTTGGTTATCATCATCAGCTAGGAATTTAATTAAATCTTCCTCATCTTTAGCTACTTCATATTCACCTTCATAAACCTTACCGTTAGGTTTGATTCTGTATATTGAATGTGCTACAGCTTGTTTTACTAAATCTTTAATATGGAGTAAACTTTCTTTCATGTCAGCAAATCTATTGAACACTTCAACTGGATTTAATCCTGAATATTTACCATTCTTAAATTCTGTTTGTTTCAATACATTATCTACTAAGTTGTATACCACTTCTTCTTTTGTTTCTTCTGTAACTGGAAGACCTAAAAGTCTTGCAACTTTACGTTTCTTCTCAGGAGTCATTGAATCAAACTTAACAATCGCTTTGTTGATCAATTGTTTTTTCTTGAAGATTACTGCATTCTCAATCTCATCATCTACCACATAAAACTGTGTATCTGCTGGATATTCTCCTCTTTCCCATGCTTGGTAAGAAGATGCAATAGTTGGGTGTACTCTCAACCATGAAAAGGCTATTTCTTGAAAAGCATTTCCTAAATCAAAATAGTTATCACCATCCATTAATTTAACTGCTTGTACGTGAGTTTGATCATCTGGAGATAATGATAATCCATAGTTCCAGAATTTAGAACGTGGTCCTAAGTCAATATCACCTATTTCATTCTCAAGTTTTTTTCTAAGATTAGTCACTCTTTCAATTTCAAGTTCTCTTTCAGTATCATCTTTGATACGTCTGATATAAGCAGCGTCTGGATCAAGTCCTGTTCTGTACTTACCATCTAATTCCTTGTAAGGATATTTGAATACTCCTGTTCCAGGGATTCTTGTCATTCCTTTTTGTGCTAGTCCACTATCCATTGTTTGAAGT